CTATTATCCTGACCAACCAAGACGGTTGGGATTGGCTCGACAACCAAGTTGACGGCAACGGTCGCCCGATCCTGCAAGACGACTTTACGCAACCGGGCCGGAAGATGTACAAGGGTCGCCCGATTGTCGTAGTCTCGAACCGCCATCTGCCGAGCGACACGACCAATGAACTGGCCCCGTTCATCATCGGCAACCTGAAGCAGTTCATGGTGCTGTTCAACCGTCGTTTCTTCGAACTCGCTTCGACCCGCGAAGGCGGCGACGCATGGCGGCGCGACACGACGGAGCTGCGGACCATCATGCGCGACGATTACGTTAAGTGGGATGGCGCTTCTACCGTATACGGCCAACTGGACATTACGCCGACGCCGTAATAATCGCAAATTGAGGGGCCGGGGAACCGGCCTCTTTCCATTGGGGGTGAGATTGTGGCGAAAGTCATTCAAGCGTTCCGCGAACGATACCACAACTTTAAGCTGTATAACATCGGAGACGATTACCCGGAAGACGACGAAAAGCGCGTGCAGTATTTGGCGGAACAAGGGTTTTTGTCGGTGGAGCTGGAATCACAGGAGTCTCCGGAGCGGCCGGAGGAATCGGGGCCGGAGACTGAACCGGAGGAAAAGCCGAAACGCCGCAAAAAGGGCGTGAGCGACGATGGCGATTCTGACGCTTGACGAAACGAAAACCTGGCTGCGGGTGGATGGATCGGACGAAGACGCAACGATTGAAATGCTGATCGGGGCGGCGGAAACATACCTACTCAACGCAGTCGAAGTTGAATTTGATAGCACCAATCAACTTGCGAAACTGTTTTGCCTCATCTTGGTCGCGGACTGGTACGAAAATCGCGAACTGATCGGCTCTCAACCATCCGAAAAGGTGCGGTTTACAATCCAATCCATGCTTGCACAACTGCAGCACGCCTACTCGCCACCAGAAGAAGGGGTTTCGCCATGACCGCCCTTGTAAACCGGTTGGATAAGCGAATTTCCATCCTTCGCCCACCCGGTCCCGACGAAACGGATGAATATGGCCAGCCGTTGGACAATCCCGTTGAAGTCTGCACGATTTGGGCTGCTATCGAACCGCTACGGGGTCGCGAATACTTTGCCGCGATGGCCGAACACGCCGAAGTCACGACACGCATCCGCATCCGTTACCGCGAAGGGATTAATCGGACGATGTTCGTAAAGTACGGCAATACGGAGTTTGAGATTCTGCACATCATTCGTCCGGAATACGGAAATAAGGAACTCCAACTCATGTGCAAGGAGCGGCAGTGATATGGCGAAAAACGTGCGAATCGAAGGATTTAAAGAGCTTGAACGGGCACTAAAACGCCTTGGTAAAGTGCCGCAAACGGTCGCCACGAAGTCAGCGCGTTCTGGCGCCTCAATTGCTCTGCGGGCGGCGAAACGATATGCGCCTGAGGACACCGGGGAACTCAAGCGAGGAATCATCCTCAAACGCGAACGCCGGACTAAGCCGGGCAAAGCCGTCTATGACGTGATGATGGATCCAGCCATGAATGACGTATTCGTCAAGGTAAGCAAAGATGGCAAGCGATCGTATTATCCGGCATCGCAGGAATATGGATTCTTAACCGCCGATGGCGGCTATGTGCCTGGTTATCATTTCCTGCGCCGCTCGATTACCGAGCACGACACGGAGATTGAGCGAAAAGTGCTTGATACGGCCGGACAGGCAGTCGAAAAGGCTTTAAGGGGATGAGCAGATGCAGAACTTCGAGGCATCACTTACGCAAGAATTGAAAACAATCGCTGCGCTGCAAAATCGCGTTTACCCGCTGACATCTCCTGAAGCAAATGCTGGCCAAGGTATTCCATATCTGATTTACGGTTCGAGTGAGGGGCTACGGGATAAGACAATTGGCGAGGGTTATTTATCCAGTAAAGAGGTCCAAGCCGAAATCAACGTCATAGCTTCCAAATATAGTGACATGAAGGCGATCACCCGCGAAGTGATCGCTTTGCTTATCGATATGGAAGGACGGCAAATCGGCACGGACGGACCGTTTATCCAGGAGCTTACTTATCAAGCGCCTGTCGAAATATATGAATCTCAACCGGGGCTCTATCGGTGCGTGGTGGAGTTTTCGGTTTATTTTGAGGAGGATTGATTACAGTGGCACAAAGAGCGCTTGGCACAAAGTTGAAAATTGGCTCGACATCTCCAATTGCTATCGGGTCGCTCACGTCGATCTCGTCGCCGTCGATGTCTCAAGATACCATCGACGTGACGACGCTCGATTCGGATGGTGAATACCGGGAATTTATTGGCGGTTTCAAAGATGGTGGAGAAGTCTCAGCGAGCGGTTTCTTTGATCCGCAGGACCAAGGGCAGTCGGCCGTATATACGGCGATGGAAAACAGCACTGTCGAGGATTTCACGATCGAATTTCCGCCCGCAATGGGTGCTAAGTGGGAATTCAAAGGCGTCGTTACAGCGTTCCAGACGAGTGCCGAGCTTGAAGATGCGGTTAGTTTTGAAATCACGATTAAAGTATCCGGCAAACCGACATTGACGATTACGCCTTAATGATCTGCGGCCGGGGCTAAACGCTCCGGTCTAATCAAACATTTGGAGGTATAGGTTATGAGCAATAATGATATCGTCATCATCAATTTGGACCGTCCACGCGAATTGCGCTATGGCCATAAGGCTCTGAAGAGGCTAACGGCGCTGACAGGAAAATCACTTGAACAATTGGAAGGCGAAAATGGGTTCGACTTGGAGGATGTTGAAAAAATCCTGTATTGCGGCCTGCTTTCTGACGCGCGTGAAAATGGCGAAAATCTTACTCTTGAACAGATGGAAGACCTGCTTGACCAGGCTCCATCCTTTAACCATATCATCGAAAAAATGCAAGAGGCGTTCGCCGCTGCGTTTGGTCCGGCTCCTGAGGGAAACGAGGGGAAGCCGGTGAAGGAGCCGGCAACAGCGTAACGCCATTTAATTGGGAAGATAGTAAGCGATTGGCGATCCGCGTCGGCATCTCGCTGCGAGAGTATGACGAAATTACGCCTCACGAACTTAATTTGTATATCGAAGAATATAACCTGCGCAAGCAAGAAGAAAGCGAAATTCGGCTTGTACAAGCATATCTCGGTGCATATTGGCAGAGGGTTAAGAAAATGCCCAGTTTGCAAAGTGTGCTTAAGGATATGAAGCCAAGAAAAGCGCAGACAGATGAGCAAATGCTTGCTCAGATCAAAGCGATAAATGCGGCCATGGGCGGTAATGTGAAAGAGGGTGGATGATTTCCACTCTCTTTTTGTTTGTGCAAAAAAGGGGGGTGGAAATTATCGCAGTCGTCAAGAATCTAATGGTGCGAGCCGGTGCCGATTTTAGCAGCGCTCGCAAATCAATGCAACGGTTTCAGTCGGACATGATAAACTTTAAAGACCGATTGGATAAGACCATGCGAGGCATTGGCGCTATCCTGGCCGGTGCCGGGTTATCTCTTGGAATCGGATCGGCGATCAAAGATGCCATGCAATTCGAGGCCGCCATGCAGCAAATAAACCGCATGATGGGGAGCAGCGCGAAACAGTTTGAGCAGTGGGCGAATACACAAGCGACAAGCTTTGGTTTGGCGCGATCTGAGGCCATTAAGTATGGAGCGGTTTACGCCAACCTGTTGAGCGGATTTAGCCGAAGCACAGCCGAGACGACACAACGCACTGAGGATTTGCTTAAGGCATCTGCCATTGTCGCTTCCGCAACGGGTCGTAGCATGGATGATGTCATGGAGCGTATCCGCTCGGGTCTTTTGGGCGAGACAGACGCCATTGAAGACCTTGGGATCAATGCCAATATCGCAATGGTTCAAACGACGGAAGCGTTCAAAAAATTTGCCAATGGACGAAGTTGGCAACAGCTTAATTTTCAGACGCAGCAAACAATCCTCTATTATGCGATTTTGGAGCAAGCAGCCAAAAAATACGGTGATACGGTTGCAAACAATACCGCGACAAAACAGGCGATGTTTATAGCGCAGCTTAAAGACGCGAGACTTGCGCTCGGACAAGCCTTTTTGCCGATTTACAATACGATTTTGCCCGCACTAACGCAGATGGCCGCTGCGCTCGCGACTGCGATGCGTTGGGTGGCGGCCTTCACTCAGGCGTTATTCGGTGGCGGCAATACCCAACAGCAAACGAAGGCAACAAATGCACAAGCGTCGGCCGTTAGCGGACTTGGTGATGCCTATGAAAAGGCCGGAAAAAAGGCCAAAGGCGCAGTCGCGAGCTTTGACCAGGTCAATTTGATAGGCGGAAAATCCGAAGGCTCCGGCGGCGCTGCTGGAGGCGTCGGCGTCACGCCTGCAGATGCGAGCCTTACAGACGGCGCGTTATCTGGTGTATCAAAAACGATGGACAATGTCACCAAGAAAGCTCAGGAGATGGCCGCGAAGGTTAAAAAGGCTTTCGGTGACATGAAGGATTTTATTGTCCAAAACAAGGAAATTATACTGGCGGCATTAGCAGGGCTTGCCGCTGGCTTCGCGACATTCTTGGTCGTATCGAAATGGTCGGAGATCGTCGCTGGGATCGCGGCCGGAGCATCTAAAATTATGACCGCACTTCGGTCTGTTGGAACGGCACTTGCAATCATCCTTTCTCCTGCTTCCATAATTGCCGCGGCCATTGCTGCTCTCGTCGCCGCATTTGTGTATTTCTATCAGACGAACGAGAAATTCCGCGGCGTTGTGGACGGCATCCTTCAGCAAATCGGCGATATGGCACAATGGCTCTGGCAGAATGTCATGGTTCCGTTCGGGAATTGGTTGGCCGAACAAATGCCAAAGGTTTGGAAAGCGGTCGGAGATGCGGCTTCGTGGCTTTGGGACAATGTCTTGAAGCCCTTTGGTGACTGGCTCGCGGATGTCATGCCGAAAGCCTGGGAGGCTGTATCCAAAGCGGCGCAATGGTTATGGGAGAATGTGCTGAAACCGTTCGGGACGTTCCTGCAATGGCTCTGGAATCAAGTCATTGTCCCGCTGGCGAAAGTCCTGGGCGATGTGCTGGGCGTAGCCTTCAAGACGGTCGCGGAGATCGCTAAGGACTTCTGGGAGCTTGTCCTGGTGCCGCTCGGAGCAGCGTTAAGCGAGATGTTCGGACCGGCCGTCGAGGCGGTATCTGCGGTCCTGACTTTCCTTTGGAAAAATGTATTCACGCCGTTCGGAAGCTTCATCAAATCGACAATCATGCCCATTATTCAGAAGCTTATCGATATCATCGTTTGGCTTTGGAAGAACGCGCTGAAGCCGTTATCGGAGTTCGTCTCCGGCGTTCTGGTAACGGTGTTCAAAGAAGCCTTCAGCGCGATCGGCGGCATTATCAATGGTGTGAAGGAAATTTTCATCGGCCTTATGAACTTCATTACCGGAGTTTTCACGGGCGACTGGAAGAAGGCATGGGAAGGTGTCAAGATGATCTTCAAGGGCGTCATGGACGGTCTGTGGGCGATCGTGAAGGCACCGCTTAACCTGATCATTGACGGTATTAATGCGCTAATCGACGGGTTGAACAAAATCAAGGTGGATGTTCCGGGATGGGTGAAGGACCTTACCGGATACAGTTCATTCGGCATCAATATTCCGCGGATACCAAAGTTGGCGAAAGGCGGACTTGCATTCGGACCGACGCTGGCGATGGTTGGCGACAATCGTGGAGCAGCCGCAGACCCGGAAGTAATTGCGCCGCTCTCGCAGCTTGCCGATTATATGCCGGATGGCGACAATCCTCAAACGCTTTCGATTCTGCGGCAAATACGTGATGCGATTAACAAGGGGCGCGACATTACCGTTACGATCTCTCGGGACGATATTGGCCGCGCTGCAAGCCAATTTATCGTTGATCAGACGCGCCGCGGCAAGAATCCGATTGCGCCGGCATTTTAAGGAGGGGCGGACATGTATCTAGCGGTAAATGGGGCGGAGATTGCAGCGTATCCGTCCGAGTTCAAGGTTACTGTCTTGGACCTCGACGACGCTGATGCAACCTATCGTACCGCTGATGGAGATTTTACGCGAGATCGAGTCGCGGTCAAACGACAAATAGAAATGACATTTGGGGCGCTAAGCGAAGACAAGGCGTCGGCATTGCTCCAGTCGATGGCCGACGAGTTTTTCGATTTCACCTATCCCGATATCATGACCGGCACTCAGCGGACGATCACAGTTTATGTCGGAGACCGGTCGGCCGGGGTGGCGATCTATAAAAATGGGGTCTATTGGTGGACAGATTTGCAAATGACCCTCACGGAGCGATGAAGGATGCAATCCATATCTGAGCTGTATTCGGAATATCTCAAGCGCCGAAATCGAACATGGATGATCAAGGTTAACATTGCCGGGACCGATTATGGCAGCGAGACGATCGTCGACTTTACGATCGACCATGATCTAAGCGATACAGACGGCTTTGCAATCGGAACGGCGATATCGAGTCAATTTGTCCTTCGGCTCAAAAACACGACTGTACCGTCAAACGCTCGGATCGTCCCATATCTCGCCCTTCAGTTGCCCGACTCGCTCAACGGCGCAGACATAGCGTGGCAGGATGCGGACATTGCCTGGCAGGATGCAGACTTTCCGTGGCAAGGTAATGTGACGGAATGGTTGCCACTCGGAGAGTTTTTCGTCGACACCCGTGCCATCGTCCAGGGCAACGTCCTCGAGCTCACCTGTGCAGATCGGCTTCGTTTCGCCGATGTGGCGTATGTATCTGGGCTGACCTATCCGACGACCATGCAAGCCGTTTGGG